TCTCAAACCCAGCATCTTCAATTGCTACTGCCATACGGTGATAGGTACGGCTACCTGAGAAAGCTAATAAGTGACCGCCTGGTTTGAGTACACGTAGACACTCTTGCCATATTGCTGTGTTAAATGCTATGCCTGTACTATCCCAAGACTTACCCATAAAACCTAACTCGTAAGGTGGATCAGTAACTATACTATCAATGCTGTTATCTTCTAATGTCTTTAATGTTTCTAAGCAGTTACCGACAAGTAGTCTGCCATCTGTGTATGCTTTCTCTGCCATACACAGTTAAGTGTCTTACTTAGTTATGCAGATAAAGTCAAATGGATCAGTGGTCGAGGCGTTGTATCCCCACCTGCCGTTGTTGTTTATGCAGTCAAACTCTGTCTTAAATGGTAAGACATTTGTGTATGTTGTGGTAGTAGTAAAACCAGTTGGTTGCATTGGTTTGGTTATTGTTTCATTTAACTTATCCATATTTGGTTTGACTACGGTTTGGCTAATTGCTGTTGCTGTTATTCCTGCTATGATTACACCTGATACTATTATGGTAAACCAAGCTATGATTATTCCTGCTGCTATCTTTAGTACTAGTTTCATTATATCTCCTATTGGTCATAGTAGATTGTGTTAATGGGAAAGTATAATGTCAAGTAGGTTGTTGTTTTTTTGCTACAGCTTTTACTAGGTTCTCACATATCCATTGAGCTACTGGGGTAGAGATACCATTGCCACACATCTTGTATCTTGCTGAGTCAGATAGTTCATTACCATCACTGTCATATTTGGTGTGATCATCAGGCCAACCTTGTAGTCTTTCACATTCTTTAGGTGTTAGTCTGCGTACTTTGTAAGTAGTTTGTGTTGGCTCTGCTATCCTTTGTGTGTTAGCTGTGCTTAGTGTTGGTGATAGTTCTTCTGTCATTAGTAATCCTTTACCTCCACCTGGTTTGCCTTCTCTTTCTGTTATTGCAAATGTTGCTACTGCGTGTTCTGATGCTGTATCTATTGTGTACATTACTTTTGCATCATCATTTATACCTGATCCATTTTGTTTTTTATTTATATCTCGTGCATCCTGTATTGCTATTACTGTTGCAAAGCTTTCACTTGTATTGTCCATTGCGTTTAGTGTTGGTGATACTACACCTTCTTTCCAGCTCTCGTAGTCTTCTGTGTTCTCTGCTCTCTTGGCTTTGCTATAGACCTCTGCTACCATTGGTACATTGTTACCACCTGTACCCATATTAGCTGTGAGTGTACCCATTGTATTAGTTTGTACTCTTGCACCATCTTCTAAGTGGGGCTTGAAGTATATTGTTTCGTCTACAATTAAATCAGTGGCGTCTTTGTAGTCTCTGGATTTGATGGTGCTTGCTCTGTCGGTGTCTTTGTACCCTCCAAAGGATTGGAATCTGTAAGTGTCTGTGCTTCCAGAGCTAGCCTTAGTTTTTCTGGCAGTTCCTTTCCTCTTCTTTGTGCTCTTCGGAGGATGCCAGAGCAGGCGCGTGGGCTGAGCGAGTATTTCTCTGGCACAGTTTCCTCTAAGATCTGCGATAACGAATACTCGCACTCGTCGCTGAGGCGGTCCGAAGTTAGTGGTGTTGAGTAACCGCCAGCTAATGTCCACTGCCCCGAGGCTTGCCATTTCTTCGATGACTTTTTCAAAGTCTTTTCCTTCGTTGGAGCTGAGTGCTCCTCTAACGTTTTCCCAAATAATGAATCTTGGATACTGTCCTTCTGTTGCATCTTGCATCTCCTTTGCTATTCGTATTGCCTGGTGAAACAACCCTGATCTTTCACCTGTTAATCCCTTACGTTTACCTGCTACGCTAAGGTCTTGACAGGGTGACCCAAAGCTTATCACATCTACAGGTTCTATCTCATTACCCTTAACATCTTTAACATCCTCATATTGTTTTATATCAGGCCAATGCTTTTTCAATACAGACCTTGGCTTCTTATCTATCTCGCATTGCCATTTGGTTACTAGCCCTGCGTTGTCAGCGCCCATATCAAACCCACCAACGCCTGAGAATAACGAACCGTGTGTCAGTGTCAAGCTAACCTCCTTACTGCTTCTATTAGATCATCGAGTTTAAGTACCCAACCTTTGTATATGTGTATCAGTGTCTCGCGTTGATCCTCTGTTAGTCCTTCTGCTATTTGTTTAGCTGCATCTCTTGCCTTGTCAGCTGCTTCATTGATCGCGTTGTATAGTGTGCTTTCAATGGTAGTACTTGTAGGTTCTTCTAATGATACCAGTGCTTTGTTACTTGCCTCAGTTAGTATTAGATAGGTAATTGCTAGTGTTGCTTGTTGTGTTGTGTTAGTCATTTACTTTCCCATATATTATCACTACTGCAATTGCAATTAACACAGCCAGTATTGTTACTGTTTATGAGTGCTAGTCTTTTCAATACCTTACGAGATCTACGGACAGGTTTAAGTTCAACTCCTAATCTTTGTTGCATCCAATGTGCATCACATAAGTTTAGTTTGCGAGATGGAAAGCCACAGTTAGTAGCTTTGCATAGTTTCTTTTCTTTGGTTTTGGTAGTCATATTAGTAATGTGTCTTGTACTTTCCCTGTGTTACTTGGTATTTTTTGATGTCCGATTTGTACTGGTTTGATAGCATTTCATTTTCGGAAAATGAGTGGTTATTTTCCTGTGTTTAGGAAAATCAATTTGTTGTTTTGGTGTGTTGGTAATGGGAATAATGAGCGTGGTTTTCCCAAAAATAGGTGTATAAGGGGGTGTTTACGTTAGTAAAAGTTTCATTTTCCTTGTGTCCGTATGCCTCTAGGCTACGGCACAGGAAAACGAAACGACACACCCAAGACACCCTGAGGAAAAAGAAAACCCACAGCTATAAAAACTGTGGGTCTTCCTGCACGTTGACCTTAGGAGTATAGTTAATATACAACAACGTACAAGTTATACTGTGAGTGCGAGTGATAGAAAAGCAAGGCACATAACCATTGTGAATAAAAAGAAGTCACTACCCTATGATCCTAGTCGTGCTGACAGTGGTGTGTTAGCTGGTGATCTATCGTATGAGGACAACTACTTTACCAACGATGAGATCAATGAGGATAGTGCTGCTTTGGTACTTGATACTCTACTGTCTGAACTACCTGATAGACAGCGTGCTGCTATAGAGATGTGCGTGCTTGGGCAAATCAGTTATGCTGAGGCAGCGAGGATGATGGGTTGTTCGGATCAAACTATGAGGAGAGAAACATTGAGAGCTTTACGTAAGTTGAAAGATAGATTAGAGGTTACCCCTTGGTTGGCTGCTATACTTGACAGGAACTTTTTACCTGCGCCCAACTCTAAAGGTACAGGGTTGCCTGAAGTATGATGACCGAGAAAGATTTGTTGCCTCTGCTTGAGGCGTACGGCTTACTACCTGGTAGCACGAGACCCGTTGCTCGTCCTCACTTGACGCGTACTTTGAGAACCCAATTAGCAAAGGTTAAGAAGGCGCATAGATCAGAGCTTGAGAACGCCAAAGAGATGCGAACTTATGTTCTCAATCTAACTCGAGGCGTGGCTCGTCCTCAAATCGTGGCGGAGTTGGTGAAGGAAGGACACAATGAGGCAGCTTACCTGCTCACCTTTAACGATGAACAGCTGGCGCTGCTTATGGCGTGGCGCAGTATTAAAACAGCAGGCGCTGGCTCGTCCTCACAGATCAAGCCAAAGGCCAAGCCAAGAGCTGGCAAGGCAGGAGCAGGCGCGGAGAAGGCAGGCGCTGGCTCGTCCTCACAGATCAAGCCAAAGGCCAAGCCAAGAGCTGGCAAGGCAGAGCGCCCCACCCGCTAGGGCAGGGCGTCAGCTGTCTTCTATCTAATCCACCCGCAGCGCGAACACTTGCCGCGGATAATCGAACCCCTGCGGCGTCTTCCTGTAACCATTGCGAAAGTATCGCAAGGATCTGCCTCCGCGTGTATAGTGCAGAGCATTGCAGTAATGATCTGATCTTCATTAATAGCGCATAAGCATTTTATTTTTGTTTCCATAGTGTAAACCTCCTAAGGTTTTATAGTCACCCGATAGCCTCGGGCTAGTGCGCTCCTAGGTCGTGAACCTTTGCCGACTGATCAGGGAAGCGCTTAAGCTGTTTACTCTTCTTCGCTGTCTTCTTTCTCTTTCTCTTCTTCTTCCACTTCGTTTATAGCTAACTCATAGTAATGTGCATAGCAGTAAAACAGATCTGCCATCATCAGCTGGAGAATTGTTCCCGTTGCGCCGTACTCGGTCGCGCCTATGTCATCAAACTCCGAATCCATTTCGGTCCATTCTTTGATGATGTCCGAATTGTAAACCGGGACCCAACTGTCCGCGTACTCTGTCGCTGAGTCGCGGATGTCCTCGAAGCTCTCACCGTTTGCGACTCTGTCGCGCACTTCTTCTAGCATTCTATTGTATTTATCCATTTTTATAAACCTCCTAAGGTTTTAACTAGTAGAGCGTTGCGCTCTGTTTAATACTGTACGCGCTGCGCCAATGGTTAGAAAGTATTGACGCCTTAAAGTTTTTTAAGGTTTAAATACTTGACAAATTAAAAAACGCCAATTTAATAAATAGTTAAAAACGGGGACGGAACAAGGGCAAGCCCTTGCCCCTGGGGAAAGGTCTCGGCGTCGGTCTCTCTCTGATCCTTTCAGCTTCCTTTGATCGTTGGGCAAAGTTTCGCAGCTGTTGCCCGTTGCAGAGTTGTACTCGTGCGGGGTTTCATCGTTGGCTTGTCACCGTTTCGCTTTTTAATTCTGTCGATGCTTCCCTTCCCCACCTACCGACCGCCCACCACCGCCCGCCACGCGTGAAACGAGCGCGGGGGGCAGTAAGACGTAGGGCGGCTTGGGGTAGGTCGTGGGGTTTATGTGGCGCGGCTTGGGACGTGGGGCGATTCCCCCAAAGTAGTCGTAGTCATAATACATACTATCGGTCATAGATTTTTACCCAAAATCCAATTCGGAACACTACCAAAGACACTTAACTACTGTAAGATTTCTCGGAACGGAAACTGCTATCAAATCTACCCAAAACGCCAGTAGATCTTGTCGCAGCGGAACGCATAATTGGAGGACAAAATGCCTATAGAAAAACAGATAGACAGGTACGAGTTGTTACAGAACGAGTACATAGAATGGTCACTGATGGATAAACACGCAAGAGCTGTTGCTAACTTACCATCGTCAGATGTCCAATGGGCTAAGGTCAAAGGTATTGCTGACCGTACAATTAGAAAATGGAAAGTGAACCCTGCCTTTATTGCTAAGTATGAAGCTCGTGAAAGAGAAAAGGCTTTAGCACTACCAGGAGCAACAGCATTACAAACAACTGGATCAGTACTAAATCAAAAACAAAAAGATGATCGTAATGAACACGAACAAATCAAAGCAAAGTTAATTGAACGTGCTATGGCTGGTGATCGTGCAAGTGCTGAGTTGTATTTCAAAACATATGGGAAAGCGTATGTTGATGAAGAAGTAGCAAGTCGTAAATCTGACTTTAGAGAGATGGACATAGAACAACTATACGAAAGAGTACTAGCACTTGTACCTGTATCAAAAATAGAAGCTGAACTTGCTAAGCGCAAAGAGGTTCAATGACATATACACTAGCGCCAATATCTATAGCTGAAGCAAAGAAGTTTATTGACTCATATCATAGACATAATGTAGCTCCTACAGGTTGGAAGTTTGGTATATCTTTACTAGAAGATAGTAATCTTATTGGTGTAATATGCGTAGGTAGACCAATTGCTAGAGCTTTAGATAATGGTTTTACTGCTGAGGTTATTAGGTCTTGCGTTTTAGATAATAAACCAAATGCTAATAGTATGTTATATGGGGCTGCTAAGAGAGCCTGTAAAGCTATGGGTTATACTAAAATGATTACATACACACAACATAATGAGTCTGGTTCTTCTTTACGTGCTATAGGTATGAAAGAAGTTGCAATACTAGAACCTCGTGGCGATTGGGCAGATAGTAGTGTAAAGAGAGTTAGAAAAAAACCTGCTAAGATTACAGCTAATGTAAAAAGAATTAGATGGGAAATTATACTATGACAATAACTACACCAATTGCTGCTGAACTTGAACGATTGTATTATGAGTTAGAGTGGCGAAGATGTGCAAGTGATCCTGAGTATTTTATTAGGACATACGTCTGGATTGAGTCTGAAAGGGATGCTAGAGGTCGTGAGCCATTTGGGTTATGGGATTATCAAGAGAGGTCATTGGACGCTTACCTCAATCAGCGATTTGTGGTTATATTAAAAGCTAGACAGTTAGGTTTTACTACACTTGCTATGGCTTATGCGTTATGGCAGTGTCTATTCAAACCAAGAGCAAATATCTTGCTTATCTCAAAGAGCCAAGATAGCGCAGATAAGAACTTGGGTATGGCAAGGTTTATGTACTCGTTTTTGCCTGAGTGGTTAAAGGCAAGAGGACCAGAGCTTGATGGTGATGCTGCTAAGCAATTAATCTTTAAGTTCTATGATGGTGGTACGAATAGGTTGAAAAGTTTTGCTGGTACGAAAACTGCTGGTGCTGGTGAAACTGCATCGTTAGTTATACTTGATGAGTTCGCACTTATGGACGATCCTGCAAATACTTATCGTACTATCAAGCCTACCACAGATGCTGGTGGTAGTTTGATTATCATCTCTACTGCAAGAGGTGGTACAAATATGTTTGCTAAGATTTATCGTGAGGGTAAGCGAGGACAGAATGAGTTTGCTACTATCTTTGAACCGTGGATGTCTTCTCGTTTGATTACAGCTGAACAGTATGAGTTAAAGAAAAGAGAGTTCGTTGCTGAACCGTGGTTGTTCTTTGCTGAGTATCCATCAACAGATGAGGAAGCGTTTAGAGAATCAGGTAGACCACGATTTGCTTGGTTACCACCTGAGGAAGATTGTCAAGACTTTCACATTAAAGGGTTTATTGACGAAGGACCTGCTGGTTTAGATTTTGTAGAGGACTTACCTGGTGAAGGGTTTCAGTCTAATTTAGCTTTGGCATATCCTGCTCACGAGATTGATTGGGATAAACAATATGTTGTCTCTGCTGAC